TGGCTATGTTTGTTGAATTAATAGGGAGTATTAAATGAGTAATCCAAATGGGCCAGTGCCACCAAAAGCACAACCACAGATTGACTTAACAGACACAGATACAATTGTGTGTGAAGAATGTGGAAACGCAGCATTCACACCGGCTTTCTTTTTGAAGAAAATATCGGCATTAGTATCACCAACAGGTAAAGAATCAATCGTTCCGATTCAAGTTTTTACTTGTGGTAGTTGTGGTAAAGTTCCACAAAATATGTTGGAATCAGCCGGATTAGCAAAACCAGGAGTATAATGAACTGGATAAACAAACTTTGGAGACCCCAAACAGGTAAAGAAATCGGACTTACAAAAGAAGATACTTTTTTTACTAAAAAGGTATTGGAGTATGTTCATAAATATTATTATGATAATATACAGATTCGTGAGAAAGCAGATAACATTGAATACTTGGGTGAAAGACCATTGTGGTTAAGTCAAAACACAAGTAGAGAAGTTGACCCAAAGTACAACGATATAAATGCACCACTACAAATCCACACTTTTGGAGATAGTTGGACATATGGTTGGGACATTGAACAAGAAAGAACCTTTACACACTTACTCGGAGACGAAAATACTTCAGTATGGAATCACGGAGCAGGTAAAACTGGACTGGATTATGCAGCAAAAAAGATAGCGGAAGTTTACCAAAAGTATAAACATTATGAAAATAATAATTTCCTATATGTTATCACGGTTCCACACGCATTTAGAAGAATGCACTTTGATGAACAAAACATTGGTCGTAGAAGTTGGGCAAAAGAAAACGCAATAAAAGAAACTGAATATAACCATTACTTATACTTTTTACATCACTATGAACTTTTAAATAGTTTAGTCGGTAGAGACAAAATCATATGGGGAACTTGGGATGTTGAAATACCACACGACAAAATGGATATATTTTTTGAAATACACGACTTTATCGGACCAACCCACCATCCAGGACCAATCGGTCATAGAAAGTATGCAGAAAAGATAAAGAATATTCTTAAGAAAAATGGTTGGTATAGTGAAGAACAAGTTTAGATTTGGTAATTTAGAATTTACTCTCACTAAAAAAACACCAACAGATGAAATGTTCCAACAATGGAAACAAGAATTCTTCAGTATGTCAGAAGCAAATAATTACAAAGTTTGGTTGACGGGTGGATACTTAGAAGATTGGGAATCTAATGATATCGATTTGATAATGACTGGTAAACCCAATTATAAAGAAGTAAAAAACTTATTGTATCAAGCCAGAATCATTGGTGTAAAGTATGGTTTACTGATTGATATATCACATTGGGATACAGAACCTATCTATATTTATGAAAACTTTCCAAGTGCTTGGGGTATAGGTGAGGGTAGTGAGAAGTTTGTTGTAGAAAAACTAAACATAGACTTCAAACTATTTATTAATGACAACTTGATAAAAGAAGTAAAGAAATATAAAAAAGTTATAGAGGGATTGTATAGATATAAGTTTACATATCCTACAAAAAAGCAATTAACAAGAGATTATAAATCTAAACCAATATTACTAAATGGATAAAAAAACCACACATAATGTAGAAAAGTTTTACTACGATAATTACAGAGTAAATAAAGACGGAACCGAACGAGGATTAAATATTTACGAAAACAATTTTGGTAATTTAGATGGCGGAAGACATCACGACCCAATCTACAATGATGAAAATGTAGGACGACAAATCTACACTTTTGGTTGTAGTTGGACTTATGGTTGGGGTGTGGAACAAACTCAAACCTTTACTCATTTACTCGGAGATGAAAACACATCGGTTCATAATTATGGAGCAGGTGGAACAGGTTTGGATTTTGCGGTAAAAACTTTATCAGAAGTTTATATACCAGAATCAAGACGACAAATATTTATCATCACAATGCCACATTATTTTAGAAGAACTTGGTTTGACGATGACGGAGTAATTTATAAACCTTGGGAACTAAAAGAATTTGTAGATTTTAACGAGTATAACAATTACTTTTATTTCTTATACCAATACAATATTGTGAATAAATTCGTAGGTAAAGATAAAATCATATGGGGAACTTGGGACGGGGATTTACCACAAGATATGTTTGATGTAAAGTTTGAAACATATGACTTAGTTGAGGATAAATTACACCCAGGACCCGAATCACACAAAAAATATGCAGAGAAAATAAAAGATGTATTACAAGATAGATTTAAGTAATTACGAATCACGAGAAGTTCAAAAGTATCAAGAGTTTACAAACTATAATGATATTAGTTCAGAACAGATACAGGTAATATCAGAAGAGTTAGCTGAATTTAAAGATTCATTTGGAAAAGATTGGCAAGAGTGGAATTTAAAAGACCTACGAAGTAGATTAAAAGACAATTGGACATTTTATTTAACTGAGTGTGGTTGGTGTTTTATAGATTGGAATAGAAAATATCCTTATTTGTGTAATCGTTATATAATGCCAGAGTATAGAAATAAAGGATTGGGGAGTGATTTAGTATGGTTAAGGTGTAATGAAATCAAACAACAAGGATACAATTACGCATCAATTAAATTAGAAGATTGGAATAAACCAGCCCTATCAGTTATGAAAGAAGATATTTTCACAGAATTAACAGAAATTTGATATTTATTAGTAGGAAAAAATTATGTCAGTGCAAACAAAAGTAAAGAGTTTTTTAAATTATGTAACCGGTAGTGCAGGTGGTTGGCCTTCACTTTCTAATGCCGCTATTGTTGGTGGTATGGATTTCGTAGAGCAAACCGGTTCAAATGATGTATATTTTATTGAATACAATACCAACATAGGTATTGTAGGTAGTTACGCAATGCAAACAGGCAGTTATTTTGATGTAATGGCAGATTATGCAGTATCACAAAGTTATGATAAATGTTATGTTTATGGTATGGCAGGTAAAAAACAAAACCCACCATATTTACAACAATCATTAATTAGTTCAAGTTTCGCAAAACACGATATACCAGTAACATTTGAGTATCAAGGGAATACATCACACACTTACTTCTCACAAAGAGGTAATGCACAATACTCTGGTAGTTTTCATTTGTTCTTTGAGACACCTTGGTATAGTGATGACAATTTATTAGAAATCGTAAGTGGTTCATTTAACAAGAATACATTTAGAACTATATTGGGTTCATCACCAGTTAGCTCAAGTTTAATACCACTATTCAACACATCATCATTTACAGACAATATAAATCATCCAGACTTCGTAACAAAGAATCCAGCACTTGACTCGGGTATTCAGTCTAATGCTATTGGACTATACTCTTATAACGCTGGTAGTTCAAGTTATCAAGACGCAGTAGATAACAATCTATTGATAGAAACTTTTATGGTTCATACTGGTAGTTATGATGGTTCTATTCCACAATCTTATTTAGGTGTTGGTAAATGTGATTTTATGATAACACCAGAAAAGACAATAATTTTTACAGAAAGAGAAGCTGGAACTGCTATTAAATTAAACAAATCAACTGATGATTCTTGGAATTACATTGGTATGAAAGGAAAAACATCAGCGAGTGGTAGTTTAATTCAAATGTATGATGGAACAACAACGCAAGTTCAAGATGTAGAAGTTGGTGATGTCGTTAAATCCTACCAACCATTAGATATGCCAGATGAATCTCAAAATTATTTAGCATACACCACAACAGATTTATCAGGTTCAACAACACAAGGTTCAATCGTAACAAATGTTATGAAAACAATGTCTTATGGATACTACTTAATCAATGGTAGTATTAAAACACCTTACAATCCAAATCAATTGAATAATGATGTTAGATACTTTGTTAAGAAAAGTGGAACTTGGGCTTGGAATAGTGCAGATGAATTGTCAGTTGGAGATTACTTATTAGACTCAGACGGAAATGAGGTAGAAATAACCGCAAAGACAGAAAATTCTGGTGATGTTACTTGGTATTCATTGGATGTTGAGGACATTGATACTTACTTCCAGTCAAATATATTGGTTCACAATATTCCACCAAAATGTTTCGTAGCAGGAACACCAATCACAATGGGTGACGGAACAATAAAAGGTATTGAATTAGTTGAAGTTGGTGAAGAAATAATGAATTACGATTTTGATAACGAAGAAATTAAAGTAGGAAAAGTATTATCCATTGAAACACCAACACACGCAGATATTGTAGAGATTAGTTTTGGTGACAAGAAGACAAAGAATACATTTGACCACCCATATTGGGTAGTTGGAAAAGGTTGGTCATCTTATAAACCACAATGGACAGAAAAACGATATGATATAGAAACCAAACAATTGGAAATTGCAGACAAGTGTTTAGAACTTCACAATGGAAAACTCGTAGAGATTGAAATTACTGATTTACAGGAAGATATCAATCCAGTCCAAACTTATAGTTTAGAGATTGAAACACACCACAACTATTTTGCAAATGATGTATTGGTTCACAATAAGTTTTGTTTCTTACCAGACCAAGTTATTAATATGGGTGAGGGTAATTATAAAAGAATTGATGAAATAGAATTGGGTGAGAGTGTATTGGTTTTTGATGAAGAAAATGACGAGTTTAAAGAAGGTAAAGTCAATTCTATTATGAAAAAACTACACGACGATTGTTATGAATTAACATTAGAGTCTGGACAAACACTTAAACCAACAGGAAACCACCCATTTTTACTAAGAGATAAAGGTTGGTCCACAATAGACGGCCACAATCCAAATCACGCAGGTGGTAGTGAAGTTGTAGAAGTTGGTGATTATGTTAGAGATTTAGATGGTTGGGTAGAAATTACTGAAATCAAAAAGATTGAAGGTGAACACATTACTTACAATTTACTAAATCAAGACCACGAAACAATCGTGGCACACGACATAGTTAGTCATAATAGTTCATTTTGTTTCACAGGTGATACAATGATTACATTGTTTGACGGAACATTTGAACAGATAGAAAAAATTACACCAGGTGTAAAAATTAAGACATATGATATTGAATCTGGCAGGTTACAAAACTCAAAGGTTACGGAAGTAGTAAAAATATTACACGATAATATCGTAACATATACATTTGACAACAATACAAAAATTACAGCAACAGATGACCACCCATTTTATATAGTGGGAGATTCTGAGGTAGATTCAGATTATAGACCACTTAGAATAGGTGATGAGGTTTTGAATGATGAGTTAAATAAATTAAAAGTTGTTCATATTGATATTGTAAATAAAGAAGAAATAACATACAACATAAACTCTACGGATAGTGGTGTTAATTATTTCGCAAATAAGGTTTTAGTTTCTGATGAGTCTGATACATAATCACGACTTCAAATGGTATTTAGTAAGAGATAATTTTCTAACACCAGAAGAGTGTGAATCTCAAATGCAACACATAAACGATAAAGTTGATGAAGATGAATTTGTCTGGGGTAGTTTACACAATTGTAAAAACGTGGTAACTGAGGACAAAAATGTATTGGATAAGATATGGAAAATAGCAAAATTATCTAATCAACTCGTATTTAAATTTGACATTGATAGCATTCAACACTCTTGTATAAAGTTATATCCGATAGAGAATTTCAAAGATATAAACTCTCGTTTAGGGGCAGGAACATTATTCCACTCAGATTATGCAGCAGGAGACGGAAAAGTAGTTAACACTACCACCAAAATGTCTTGTGTGACATTTCTAAATGACGAGTTTGAGGGTGGTGGATTACAGATTTGGAACGACAAAATAGAAGCAAAAAAGGGTAGAATGGTTATATTCCCATCATTTGCAGCACACCGAGTATTAGAATTTGATAAAAAAGACAGATACACTATGATAACATTCATAAAAGGAAATACATTTAAATGAAACTAAATAACGATTTCAAGTATTCAATACAGATACCTAAATTTTTAACACACGAAAAGTGTGATGAATTGATAGAACAAATAACCACAACAGAAGAAGTTGTAACAGGTGGAGTAGGTGGTGAATGTGGTGAAGCAGCAATCATACCAGAGATACGAGTTACTGAGGAGTGGTATTTATTTGACCAACCAGACAATAGACTTAGACCAGACAAATGTAATAAAGATTGGAAGTGGTTACAGGACAAAATACATCAAGTGGTAAAGATAGTTAATCAAGGTGTATTTCACTTTGATATTGAGGGAGCAGATGACGAATTAAAACTTATCAAGTATCACCAAGGTGGATTTTATGGTTGGCATACAGACTTCAATGCCGGTAGTTGTTCTAATAGAAAACTTGTAGCAATCGTCCAATTAACAGACCCAAGTGAATACGAGGGTGGTGAAGTTCAATTTGGTGTCCAAGATAAACACACAAAAGAATGGTATACAATGAACCAATTAAAAGGTTCGTTGACTATCTTTCCAACATTTTTATCTCACAATGTAACACCAGTTACAAAAGGAACAAGATATGTTTTACAAGAGTTATTCATAGGAGACCATTTCAGGTGATAGAAAATTTAACACAAAAGAAAAACTTTAAGTTTGTGGTTCATAAAGATGACTTCTTAACAGAAAAAAGATGTGATGAATTATTGGAAATGTTTGATAATTCAGAACAACATAAAGCTACGGTCGCAGGAACTTATACAGGAAATGGTGCTGATGTAGTGAACGAAAGTGTTCGTAAAGTCCAAGAGGTTAGATTTAAGGATGATGTGATATTGTCAGACGGATTTAATCTAAACAAAAATATAAATATGGCTTGTGAAATGGCAAACAAACTATTTTTTAACTTCGATATATCAAACCAACTTTCTAATATTCGTATGTTAAGGTATGAGGACACAGGTAAATACGACTGGCATTTGGACATTGGAAATGAAGAAACATCAGTTCGTAAAATAACTGCAATTGTTCAATTAGCAGATGAGAATGATTATGAGGGTGGAAACTTTGAGTTTAGTATGACTGATGAAACAGGTGAAAAAACAGCAGTCGGTAGTAGAAAGAAAGGAAGTTTAATATTGTTTCCATCATATTTAGGACACCGAGTATCACCACTAACGAGTGGAGTAAGAAGTTCGGTATTAACTTGGATGTTGGGTAATGCATTTAAATAAAGTATTAGTGTTGGGTTGTAGTCGTAGTGGAACAACAGAGTTTTGTAAAACACTACAAGATATTTCATCAAAGAAGTTTATATGGGAACCAGAATTTAATCACTCAGAAAAGATAATAAAATCTTTGGGTGTAAAGACATTTCTTGACAAAATGTATAACAACAAAGATACATTTGGTATCAAGTTTGGTGTATATCCAGAAAAAAAATTACATAGAACTATAATAGAATACCACGATATGGTTTTTTTCTTATCAAGAAGAAATGTTTTTCAACAAGCATTATCATTAAATCTGGCAAAGAAAACAGAGAAGTGGAGAGCAGTAGATTTTGGGGTAGAAACATTCTCACAAAAAGAAAAAGATGAATATAACAAAATTAAAGTTAGTAAAATTGATATTGAAGATATAAAAAAAGATATAAAAGGAATAAAAGAGACATCAATAAAAACTATTGGTTATTTAAAAAACCACAAAAATTCACGAGTATTATTTTATGAAGATTTATTTGGATTCTTCTCTGGTGTTAAAATAAACACAGAAGACAATTACAAAAATATTGAGAACTGGCAAGAATTAAAAACTTTTTATGAACATAATAAAGATTTTTGTCATTTTGACTTATAAGTTCTATATTTATTTATATCTAAGGTTATTCACTATGAAAACAAAAACACTATTTGAACACATAAAACAAATTACTAATGTTCAGAACCAAAATTATTGGGACAACATTACAGAAGCAGATAAAAAGACTTGGAACAATTATATGGTCCATAGATTTTTATCAATGAAAGCCGAGTGGATAGAAGTTGTAAATGAAATACAACAATATTGGGAATTGAAACCAAAGACAATTTATCAATTCTATACGAATTTATTACCAGTAGGAAATACATATTTAAAATATACAAAATCTAAGAAGAAATCCAAGATAGAAAAGTGGGCTATGGATATATTATGTGAACACTTTGAAGAAAGTTCACAAAATAT